CTCCAAACCTCCCCCACCCTCTTCAAAGAGTTTCGACTTTATCGAATCCCTGTTCGTCATTTTTTCTGATCCCCCAGATTGAAAAACAAGGAACTCACAGCCTGACAGCTTGTGAGTTCCTTGTTTATTGGGGATGAGGAAGTGGCATTATGGATGTCCGGCTTGATGCCGGATCAGAGGTTCATGCTCTGGATGCGGATGGCTTCCTCCGTCGCCTTGGTCTTGGCGATGCCCTTTCCGGCGATGTCGAAGGCCGTCCCGTGTTCGGGCGTCGTGATGGCGTAGGGCATACGCGGCCTGCTCTTTCGTTAAGCACTCGACTATATGACTGACGGAAGAACGGGCAGCGTAACGCCTCCGGAGGGGATGAAGGGCATGGGACGATACCATGCCCTTTCTTTTCGCTCGAAGGCCAGCGCCGGGAAAGAACGCACTCACCCACACCAAACCTGCGGCCTTTTGGGGGTGTGCTTTATGCCATCTCAGAAGGGGTGCAATCCGGCCCTTCTTTCTTGCTGCTGGCCTTTATTTTTTAGAAGGGGCGCTGGCTGAACATGCCGAGGATTGTAGCGTATTGCGGGAGCAACGAAGGGAAGAAGAAAAACCGGCAACGAGGGAAAGCCTTGTGTGTCCGTATGTTGCTGTATTTTTCCAAAAGGGGAGCAAAATTTTCTAGCCGCAAAAAGGCCGTGCGGACAGTTTGCGGACAGTTTTGCGGACAGTCACGAGAAAGGGGTTACATCTTTTGATGTAACCCCTTGATTTCTCTGGAGCCAGCACGCGGATTTGAACCGTGGACCTACTGATTACGAATTATTGAGTTAGGATAGGTTGTTGTTGCCCTCAGAATCGGGAGGGAGAGGAGTTTGGTGGATTAAATCGCTTGGGAGTTGGGACGAGAGGAATCTTGGCAAAATTTCAATAGCAAGCTATAACCAGAAAATATTACCTGTCAATCATTTTACAACGCAAGAGGTAATTGGATGATAAAATGCATTTCTATTGAAAGATACAGGAAGTTAAAGAATATTAATTTTGAATTTTCTAAAAATATTAATGTGCTTTCGGGAACCAATGGAACATGCAAAACATCACTGTTACATATTGTCAGTAACTCATTTCAGGCTGTTAATAAAAGTTGCGATTGGGTAAGTGATAAGAACTGTATAGATTGTATTCGTACTATCAATAATAGCTTTAATCCTAAAATTGAATCTCTGACAAAAGGTGATAAGATATTTAATGATCCTGCTCCAAATCATAAGGGTGTTCTGTATAAAACAAAATTAATTGATGGACGTGAAACATCATTTAGACGTCATGAATCAAAAAAAAATTCAAGGTATGCAGTAAAGCCTTATTATAAAATAGGGTGTAGTGAGACTCTTCCTTTTATTCCTATAATTTACTTAGGTCTTTCACGATTGTTCCCTTATGGTGAATTTCAAAATGATGAGTTGATAAAAAAACTGAATAAAAATCTGCCAGATAATTATCAAGAAGAAGTGAGGCAGTTATATGAAAGATTTACAGGCATAAGTATTACTTATGCTTGTCAACAAAATATGGGGGATGTGAAAAAGAGAGCAGAATTTGTTACTGATCAGGAGGGCATTGATTCTAATACTATATCAGCAGGAGAAGATAACCTTTATATAATTCTTACTGCGTTAGTTTCATTAAAGTATTATTATGAAAGTATCGTTTCTAATAATGAAGTTGAAAGTATCCTATTGATTGATGAAATGGATGCAACGTTACATCCTGCATTCCAGTTGAAATTATTTGATTTATTTTTTCGGTATTCTATTGAATACAAAATCCAGATATTTTTTACAAGCCATAGTCTATCATTAATAGAATATGCAATTCAAAATAAAGCAAATGTAACGTATCTATTAGATAATATTGATAATGTTTTTAAGATTGAAGATGTCGATATATATAAAATTAAGACACATCTTTATCAAAAGACAAATAATAGCCTCTATCTTTCAAGTAGAATACCTATATTTACAGAGGATGAAGAGGCAAGATTCTTTTTAGATATAATAAAGGATTATTTATGCGATAAGGATCGTGATGGATTTGCGAAGGTGAGTAACTGCTTTTATCCTGTTAATGCATGTATTGGTGCAGATAACTTAAAAAATATATTTAAAGATAGCCAGTTATTGAGAAGTACAATTCGTTCGATTTGTATATTAGATGGAGATCAACATACTGATTTGACAAACCATATAATTACTCTGCCCGGTCAAAAATCACCAGAGGAGCTAATTATCAAATATGCCTCTAAATTGTATCAAGATGATGATACTTTTTGGGTTGATGAAATTGTCGTTAATCGGGGATATACAAAAGTGTGGTATAGAGATAATTTCGCACAAGAAGTAAATGAGAACACCCAGAAATATACAGAGTTGATATCCCAGAATAAACCTACTAAGGGGTTTTGGCGAGAGAAGAATAAAGCACTTTTTAATAAGTATAAAGAGTTTTTTGGATTTTTATTTAAGCACTGGGTGAATAATCCTGTAAACAAACCACAACTCAAAATTTTTTACGATGATCTCTTTATCCTCTTTAAAAAGGTTGCTGTATCTCATGATATCAACCCCAATGATTGGGTAAAACTTCTACAATTTTAAACTTACTTTCTAGGAAAAAGCTGTGCCTTTTACTCCTTCGCCCTTACGGTATCCGGGTGGAAAGACCCAATTGTACGCTGTAGTAAAAGAAATTCTTTATAGAAATTCTATTGCTGGAGGTACATATATTGAGCCGTTTGCTGGTGGAGCAGGTCTTGCTATTAAGTTGCTTCTGAATGGAGATGTGAATCATATTGTTATTAATGATTATGACAAAGCTATATATTCAACATGGTATAGTATAATAAATCATACTGATGAATTTTGTGAAGCTATTAACAGATCAAAGCTAACAATGGAAGAATGGAATTATCATAAAGAAAGATTCAATAAATCGCAAAATATTTTAGAGCTTGGTTTTTCTACGTTTTACCTTAATAGAACTAATGTTTCAGGAGTAATAAAAGGAGGTGTAATTGGAGGGAAAGAACAAAAAGGAAATTATAAAATAGATGCGAGATTTAATAAAGAAGGATTGATAAAACGCATAATTAAAATATCAGAAAAAAAAGAAAATATTACAATAAGTAATAAAAATGCTATCAATTTTATTGAAGAATTTGATTTTGATATTAATAATACTTTTATTAATTTTGATCCTCCATATGTAAAAAAAGGATCTCAGTTATACAAAAATTATTTTACAAGGAATGAACATATTGAGTTGGCACATAAAATTTTATCTTGCCCGCTCCATTGGATAGTCACATATGATATTTGTGAACTTGTTAAGAGGTTGTACGTAAATAAACGTCATTCAAGATTGAATATTAATTATAGTATTGGTGGGACTAGAGATGCAAAAGAATATATATTTTTTAGTGACGATTTGAAATTACCCGATGAGTTTTTCAAGATTTGTCATCCTTAACACTCAAGAGGTCTAGCCCTTAAAGCTCCTTTCTGTGTTCTTTTATTTTTTATGCATTGCATAATGCTTAAGCAATCGCTGTAAAACTGTCCGCAAATTGCGGACAGTTTTACAGCGATATGTTCTGGCACGGAATCACTGACAAGGCGGAGCGCTGGCGGCGAACTGTGATGTGGGCATAGATTTCTGTCGCTTGCCGATCCGTATGTCCCAACAGTGCCCCGATGGTATCGAGGTCGACCCCGTGATCTTTCAGGAGCGTTGCGAACGTATGCCGGAGCTTATGCAGGGAGAGTTCAGGGTATCCGCCAGCAACAAGGGCTGCTTTTGCAATATGCGTTATGCTGTCCGGATGTTGCCATTTGTCAAAAATCCGGCCCGCTTTTTTTATGCCGAGTGCGACAAGGACTGCCTTAAAAGTAGGGTGCAGAGGATACCAGTGGGAAAGATTCGATTTGGAAGTGCTGGCGCTTATGTAGTACATCTCCTTCTCAAAATTGATATTTTCCCAGCGGAGGCCCCAAAGTTCAGATCTGCGCCTACCTGAGAATATGTAAGCCGTCAGCAAGCGCCGTTCGTCAATATCAGTAATCCGCTCTAAGAATGCGGCTATCTCTTCCGAGGGGATAAACAGAGGTAGCTCTTTTCTTTCCTTCAATTTTTTATATCCATGAAACGGATTTGCTTTCAAATAGTTCCAGTCAACAGCCTTGTTCATGACGGCGCTTGCGTGACGGATGTAGTTGTTGATTGAAACAGGCTTGCATCCTTTGTTTTTTGCCACCAACAGGTCAAGGTGCTTTTTGGAGAGGGCGGAAAGAGGAAGGGAGCGGGGAACGACAGCCAAGAGCTTATGCAGGGCAAGCAGGTTAGCTGAAAGCGTTTTCCGTGATTCCACGGCATCCTCCGCCCAATGTTCGTATTCATCTGCAAAATCACCGAACGTCATTTCAATGACAAGCGGAGCTCCGGCAAGGTGTTCGTAATACCGTTTGCGGATCTCCCTGAATCGCGCCATCGCCTCAGTTTTATCTTTGGTCTTGAGGCTGACCCGTTTTCTGTTGACCTCGCAGTACCAATTCTCGCCACGCTTGAATGGATCGCGAAGACTCATTTTTCAAATATCCTGCATATTTCATCAACCCTCTTTTTCCCGGGCTGATAGAGATCAAGGGAGCGCAAAGAGACACGCCACTGTCCACCAGGGGTTTTTCTCGCCTCTATGCGTCCTTCTTTGCAGTACCTACGCATGGTCACGACAGATACGCCGATTTCGCGTGATGCCATAGCCAACGGGATACAAAAGCTCTTTGCGGACATGAGAAACCTCCGCCGCGCAAAGTAGGCGTTTTTCGCCTCTCTGTAAAGTCTTTTGTAGGGAGAATTTAGCCTATCCCTTATTCTCTTTTTCTTCATACTTTTTGCATACGCGCCAAACGAGGTCGGGATATGGAATACCTAAAAACGTTGATATTCCATATGCTTCTCCCATCGTAAGGCGTCTCGGTTTCCCTTGGCTAAGAGGATCTCGAATCCTACGCCAGATTCGGCCGCCATCTTCGCCAAAAAAGCTATTTCCAAAGGTTAAGTGGTTCATGTTTCTTTTTTGTAGTTCCAAAATGACCTCATCAACAAACATACGCTCGAAGTCGTCAAATGATTTTTTCATAGAATCAGTATAAGGAAAAAAACGCCTAGTAAAAGTGCCTCTTTTGTCCTTGACCTTGTGGGCGAAAAACGCCTACAAGTGGCGTATGAAAACGAATGCATACGACCATAGTATCCGGTTCCTGTCCAAAGTTCACAAAAATTACACAACCATGTCAAAATATTTGGGATTAAAGATTAGGGGGTTCAGACAATTACGCAATAAGGAAAGTCCTTCACGTTCCGCACGGATTCGCATCATTTTAGGCGCAAAAGCGACATACCTCCGGCTGCTCATTAGTGAATTGCGCGAAATGGGAGCACTTTCCGACAGGGCACTCAGCAAGGCAAACCGGAGCATTCAAGATAGGCTCAAACAGGATCAGGCGTAACCGGACTATCAGGTCAAGGAGGTTTATACATGGTCATGGTGTCCGAACTTGCGCTTTTGGATCTGAAAGACGCGCTCAAGCTGGCATTGGTGCAAAGCGGAAAGACTCCGCTCGAAGTCGCTCGGGAAATGGGGTGGTCGGCCCACCACGCAAAACAGGTTTTCGGCCTTAACGACTACATCCCCTCGGCGCGGGCTTTTCCGGCCCTGTGCCGCGTTTTGGGAAACGGCATTCTTTCGGACTGGCTTGTGGCAAGCGTCAACACGCTTCCGGCGGGCGGTCATGAAATCGGATGTGATGAGCTTATGATCCGGCTGAATGAGTTCTTTGTTTTGCTCGGCGAGGCATCAAAGGAAGGGCTTGCCGACATAGCGGATATGAAGCTCGAACCAGCGGAGATCCGGGCTATGATCTTGCTGCTGATGAAAAGCGTGTCTCATGGGCTGGAAATGATTTCTGACTTGCGCCTGACGGAGCGCAAACTTGCGGGGCAGTCATGAGGCAGGACATAAGCCCGGACATGGTTGTCCAAGCCCTGCTGCGGGACGGCGTGTTGGGCTTCCGCGACAAAGGCGCGTTCCTGCGTGAAGGGGTTTGCCCCAACTGCCAAAAGAAAAGCCTGTTCGTCCGGAAGGCGGAACCGTGGCAAGTCATGTGCAGCCGGGAAGTGAACTGCGGCTACACGGAAAGCACGAGGAACCTCTTGCCGGATATCTTTTCCGAGTTCGCCAAGAAGTACCCCCCGACCGAGGAAAACCCGCGGGCGACGGCGGACGCCTACCTCGGGCTCGACCGCGGGTTCGACCTTGGGCGCATCCGGGGCTGGTATGAACAGGCCAGCCACCAGATCCCGAACACGACGAAGATGTTCCCCACTGTGCGCTTTTACCTTGATCCCGCACACAGCCGATATTGGGAAAGGCTCATCGGTGCGACCAAGGCGGACAAGCAGAAAGCGAACTTTGGGGGCAGAAAGAAACAGGACGGCACGCTCTACGCCGGGGATGCTTGGATGCCCCCGGGCCAGACGCTGGAAAAGGGCGACCGCGTTTACATCGTGGAGGGCATCTTTCACGCGATCGCCCTGTTCCTCAAAGGCTACAAGGCGATCGCGTGCCTTTCTTCCGGCAACATCCCCGTCCACGTCTTTGAGGAACACAAAGGAAAGGGCATCGTCTGGACGGTTGCCCTTGACCGGGACACCCTGAAAAAGGACAAGCCCCGGCGTTTCGTTGAGAAGCTGCGGGAGCTGGAGGAAAAGGCCGAGGTATGTATCCCCCCGGACGCCCGGGATTGGGACGATCTCTACCGCGCCGACTGCCTCTCCAAAGAGTTCATGGACGCGGGGCTCTACAGGGGCACGCTCTACCTGTGCGAGACGGCGGACGAAAAGGCGTACCACATATACGTCCACGCCTACCGGAAAAACCGTCTGGCCAAGTTCACCCTGGACTTTAGAAATCGGCTCTATTCCGCCGAGGTCAAAGAGGATTTGCAGAAGACCCTTGAAAAGGAAGCGCAGGACGATCCCGAGATGAAGCTGGAGATCCTGCGCACGGAGCACGGGCGGGATATTTTCCGCCTGTGCTGCGACCTCAAGGAAATATCCAACATCCTCCCCACGTTCCTCTACATTGAGAACAACGAAATCTCGGGGGAAAAGTTCTACGTATTCGAGATCGCCTATGCTTCCGGGATGCCCAAAGAGATCGTCAAGCTGGACGGGCAAGCCCTGATAGACCCGAAGTCCTTTTTCAAGGCCATCATTTCCAAGACCTGCGGCGGCACGTTCACAGGGTCGGCGGGAAACCTCAAGTATCTGGTGGACCGCTGGCTCGGTACGCGCATCCCGACTATCGCCTCTGTGCCGTATATCGGCTATGTCTCGAGCCTCGGGGCGTATGTCTTCAATGAGCACGCCTACAGCGCGGGCAAGGAGATCAAGCTCAACGAGTATGAATATTTTGAAATCGGGAAAGCGGGCATCAAAACGACGCTTTCCAATTTCAAGATAGACACGACCGGGGAGTTCAACCCCGGCTGGCTGCACGATTTTTTCAGGGCGTTCCACTGGCAGGGCATGACCGTCCTCGCGTTCTTCCTCGGCTCGCTCTTTGTGCAGCAAATCCGGCACGAGCAGAAATCTTTCCCGTTCCTTGAACTCACCGGGGAACCGGGCGCGGGCAAGTCCACCTTGCTCGAATTTTGCTGGCGGCTGCTCGGACGTGACGAGTACGAGGGGTTTGACCTCTTGAAGGCGACACAGGCCGGGCGGCGTCGCGCCTTTTCGCAGGTGTCGAACCTTCCTGTCGTCATCATCGAATCGGACCGCGACAACGGCGAGAAGGACGCCAAGCAGCGCCAGTTCAGTTTTGACGAGATGAAGCCGTTCTTCAACGGCCGCGGCACGGGGACGCTCGGCGTGGCCATGCGCGGCACGGGCACGGAGGAACACCTTTTTCAGGGAACCTTGATCATTTCCCAGAACGCGGGCGTGGACGGCTCGGAAGCCCTCCTGCAGCGTATCGTCCACTGCCACGCCGACAAGAAACACCACGTCCCCGGCACGAGGGAGATCGCCCGCTGGTTCGAGCAACAGAAGACGGCCACGGTTGCGGGGTTCCTCCGCGTGGCTCTGAAAAACGAGCGTATGCTGCTGGATACCTACCGGGCGGCCTTTGCGGAGCTTGAAGCCCGCTTTTCCCGTTCCGGGCTGCAAAACGAGCGTATCATCAAGAACCATGCGCAGGTGGCCGCGTGCGGCCATGCGCTGGCTACCATTTTCCCGGAAAGGGATCGGAGTTTCGTTGAAGGGCTGGACGCCTACATCCTGAGCCGGGCCGTGGAGCGGGAAAGCCGTTTGCGCGCCGATCACCCCATACTTGAGCAGTTCTGGGATCAGTTCGACTACCTCAACGGCATATCAAAGGAAAAGGGCGCTCCGGATCGCCTCAACCACTCGGCGGACGACGCGCTCATCGCGGTAAACCTGAACCACTTTCTGGAGGTATCCCGGAGCGCCGGGCAACAGATTTTTGACTTGAACACCCTTAAAAAACTATTCCCCAACAGCAAGAGGCATAAATTCCTGGAGTACAAGGTAGTCTGGAGCAAGCACGAAAGCCGTTCCTATAAATGTTGGATCTTCAAAAAGTCGAAACAGGGAGAGCGAGCATGACGCAAAGCGAGTTCATTCGTATCATGGCCGTGCGCCAAGGCCTGTCTCAGGAGTGCGTGCGGCGTCTGGTCGGCGCACTGCTGGACAGTCTGGAGGAAGGGCTTGCCGAGGGTGAGCGGTGCATCCTGCGCGGCGTCGGGACGCTGCACATCGTCAGGAGGGAAGGAGGCAAGCGCCGCAATCCTCGAACAGGGGAAGAGGTGGAAATTCCCCCGCACAGGGTCGTCCGTTTCCGCCCCTCGCATCGGCCCGTTTCCCGTCCCTAGCCGTCCCCCCAAAAAGCCTACTGTCCGCCCCCTGTCCGCATCCGGCAGGGGGCTTTTTGCGTCTGGAGAGAACTATGGACGGTTATAGATATAGTCCATACATATAAATAAGTTATCTCAAAGAACTTCAAACGGGGATACAAAGGGCTTGAGATTTTGAAAGGGGCATCGGAAAAGGGTAAGGTTGGTAAGGTAAATTTATTTTTATATATAATATATTGAAATAGTATGTGATACGAGAGATTGTAAAAGGTAAGAAAAGGGTAAGGTAAAGGTAAGAACCTTACCGTTTTACATTACCCTAACCTTACCTTTTGCCTATCCTGCAACACACCGTTTTTATTGCACCTTACCTTTTGCCTTACCCTAACCTTACCGTTTCCTTACCGTTGGTGTACTACTCGTATTTATTTGGAATAAATAATTTTTATTGCTGTTCTGAAAAACGCCTTACCAACCTTACCCTTTTCCGATGCCCCTTTCCATTTTTACCCTGTTGGGATGCCCTCCCGGGCAGGGGAGGCAAGGCTGCGGAGCGGAGGGCTGGCCTTGCCAAGTCCGGAAAACGTCGCTATCTTAAAACGCAAGAAGGGCGGCAAGTGCGCTAACACTCACCGCCCCGTGTGGGGCACGTCCCCCGGATTTGTTCAATCCAAGTTCTTCGCCCCGGTAAGAGAGCCACCTCCTACCGGGGCAACTGCTTTAGAGGTTCATAAAATGAACCGCCACAGCCGCAAGAACGGCGGCAAGCCAAGCTGCCAGCACGTCCCGGAGGAAGTGTCTCATGGGGAAAACCTCCTTTCGGAGGAGTGCCCCACGGCGAGGAAAGTAGCCGCGAACGGGGAGAAAGGCAACTCCGATTACCAACAGCCCTAGTCCTTCTCTTGGCTTGGTGATAACATATTTTATTTTCTCTCTATCAAATGAAAAAGGCCGGGATTCAGTCCCGGCCTCTTCATTTTCAGATAGCCCCCTCTGGGGAGAGGTAATCAAGAGGAATATCGAGATATTGTGCAAGAAGTTTCGCTTTTTCAAAGGGAATCTTCCGCTTGCAAGTCTCGTATTGTGAGATGTGCGCTTGAGGAACCGAGATAACCTCGGCAAGTTCCTTTTGCGTTTTTTGATAGCGAATCCGAGCGGCTCTCAGGAGTCTTCCCGGTCGAACTGTTTTTTCAAGGGGAGGGACGGGAACTGACTGTTCCGTAACTTGGGTACGGCCAAGCTCCTCGAACTCCCCGCCGAGCATGGTGATGAGAGTCGTGATTGAACCCACGGCCTCTTCTGGCACCATGACTTTGATGGTGGCCAGTGAAATTTTCATGATGATTCCGTCTAGTAGGGGACATTTTCTCGACTCCCTACGTAGGTGATTTTACAAGAGTTTTTTCGTTTATTAAGTTGCCAGACGACAACAGTTGAATAGGAAATGTGGCAATGGTGATAATTCTTGCCGCACTGCTTGAGTTTTCCGCAGTTTTTCCAGCGGCTGTAGGGCAGGCCTTTTGTTTGGACGAGGTCACTTTTCAGAGTCAGGAATGCAGCAGCATCATCTTCTGAAAGAGATTCCAGCATCTTCTCGGCCTTGGTAGACATGTTGGCGACAAATTCCATGGTGACTTTTCCTTATGATCTTTACTCCGCCGCAGCGGAGGATGGTGTTGTCCCTACCTGACATGTGGGTTCTCCTAAGTATGATTTATTTAGTGATTTGGTATAATTATGTATTTATGGAGATGGTTTCTAATGGAGTCAAAAGAATTTAATAGGCGGTTCTAGAGATATTGTTCAGGTTTGTTGTTTTGACAATTCGAATTTATAAAGTTTTATGTTAAATAAGTTAGTGAAATTTCCTGTCTGTTCGCTATTCATGGTGGGTAAGAACACTACGTTGCTAGTTCATGGCACTATCCTCCGTTTGATGAATGGTATATATTCCAAAATATACCATGAGTGCAAGAACTTTTTTGGCGGATACCCCGCTTGACAGTGTGGGCGTTTTTCGCCTAGTCTGAAATTCCCAATTCTAAGAGAGGCGTCTCCGTCGCCTTCGCCATTGCTTCCCCGGCATGGTGTAAAGAGCGGATTTTCTTGTTTCTTGCCACCATTGCACCCTTTTTTCAGGGTGTGGTTAGATATTGGCAAGGCGACGTCCGGGTGTCCGTGAGGCCCCGGAAGCTTCTCTTAGAGCTTGGGAGCGTCGCCTTGCCTTTTTTTGTTTGCGGCGCTCAATCCCTATTCTAAGAGGTGTTCCATGTCCGCAACCGTTTTCCTGTCCCGCTCCGGCAGGTGCGCCGGGCGCGTCCCGTTGTCCCTTCTCGTTTTCAAGCTCATCCGTTCCGGCGAAGAGGCCGCCGCGCAAGCGCTCCAAGAGTTGCCCTTGCCGTTCCAATGCCGCCGCGTGTGGTGGTTGCTGGCTGGCAACAAGCTGGTCTTGGAGGTGGCGTAATGGCTATCTACCGCTTGACTTCCCCGCGTACTTTGGGCCATGTTGGAGATCCCAACTTCACGAGGCGTATCCGTCGCCTTTGCCATTGCTTCCCCGGCATGGTGAAAAGAGCGGATTTTCTTGATCCTTGCCACCATTGCACTCTTTCTTTGAGAGTGCGGTTAGATATTAGGCAAGGCGACGTCCGGGTGTCCGTGAGGCCCCGGCTGCTCGTGAAGCAGGGGAGCGTCGCCTTGCCTTTTTTGTTTGCGGCGCTCAACAATCCCAACTTCACGAGGTGCCCCATGTCTTTCCGTTTTCTTGCGGAGGTGGCGTAATGGCTACCTACCGCACGATCCGCATGGCGTTCTGGTCCGACCCGTACATCGAAACCCTGAGCGCGTCCGAAAAGCTCCTGTACCTCTATCTGTTCTCCTGCCCCCACACCAACAACCTCGGGCTGCTGGCGGTCTCCCGGCGGCGCATGGCCTACGATACCGGGCTGACGGAAGAGGCGGTCAACGCCGCCCTTGCCGCGTTCGAGCGCGACGGCAAGATCGCCACGGACGGCGACGCCGTGTGGGTCTGCCACTTCATCCGCCACCAGTGCAGCACCAGCCCCAAAATCCTCGTCTCGCTCCGTTCCCTGTTCCCCGCGGTCGAGTCCGCGAAGCTCCGCAAGGCGATCCTTGCCCTCTATCCGCACCTGCTCGGGGCCGCGCCGTTCCCCGCCGATAGGGTATCGGTAGGCTCTCGGGAATCGGAAAGGGAAAGTGAAAAAGAAGATCAGATCGGGACGGACGGATTTTTTGTCCCTGTGGAGATGCTGGAAGACCTGCAGCGCGACTTCCCGGACGTTGACGTACAGGCCGAGATAACCCGCATCCGTAAGTGGCAAGCCGAAAAGCGCACGCCGATCCGCAACGTCTGGCGGTTCCTGCGGACGTGGCTTTCCAATGCGAAGGCGGGGAAGCGGCCCGGGCAGGAACAGAGGGCGGAAAAGCCCGTGCCCGTTGCCGTCCCGCAGTCCCGTGCGGAAGCCTTCCCGCCGTCGCCGGAAGCCCTTGCCGAGAACTGGGATCGCGGCCTCGCATGGTGCAGCCGCATCCTGAACCGTGGGAGGGCGGCGGCATGATCCATACATGGACGAAACCCGAGCCCAGAGCCTACGCGACGCCGGAAGAGGCGGCACGCGGCCTTGAGCGGCTTCTGGACGATCTGGCGGACACGCGGGGGACATGCGTTGTGGCCTTGGCGAACCTGCGGGGAGGGCTTGCAGCCCATGACCCCGCCCGCCTCGCGCTGGCGGCTGAGGCCCTTTCCGCCGTCAGCCTTGAATTGGCCTATTGTTCCGGCGACGCGGCCCGCATGGGCGCGGCCCTGACCCTGTGCGGCGAAGAGGAGGGCGGTTATGCGCAATGAGCAATTCGATCCGATCACGGCCCTGTATGACAGTGCGGCAGCCCTGCGCGAACTGGCGGAGATGTACCGGGGTGAGCGGGGCGGCTTGTCTTCGCTTCTCCTCCTGATTGCCGACAACGTGACCCAATGCACCGGAAAGCTGGAATGCGAGGAGGAACGTGTGGAGGAAAAAGCATAAAAGGATTTGAAGCTCTGCCGACGAAAAACGGCCCCGCAGGGTGCGGGGCCGTCTCATCATGCCATGCCCTCGAAGAGGAGCTGCACTTGCTTTCGTGAGGTGGTTTTCCTCAGCTTTTCCCTGATCGGTTTCGGGAGGTCAAAGGCCGAGGGCGACAGCGTGTGGCTGTAGGCCAGCGTCGAGACGAAGCTGTGGGCGCATTCCGGATTGAGGCAGACGCAGTACAGCCGTGAAAGGATATTTGAAATTTCCGTGCGGGATGAAATGGTGCAGATGTGCCCACATGCCGGACAGT